AAATTGAATTAGGGATGATTTTATTAATACTACAGGAGAGCACAGGATCAGGAAGATCCATCTTCGACGATTAGGAGGTACGAAATTGAGGAAATCTGCGTTAGAAGAAATCATCAGGCTTGACGCTGCCCAAAAAGAACGCCTCAGACTGTATACCAGCAATTTGCGAACTGATCGGGATCAAACCTTATTCGACAAAAGTGTTCGAGAGGTTCTGAGAAAGTATCGTAAACTCGGTAATTTCGATGAGGTATTAGACTATCTGAGATCGATTAATTATTCTTCTGCTAATTATAGCTATAGTCAGATCGAGAGCCAACTTGCTCGATTTACCGAAGAGAATCACAAAGATTTCAGATGGAACAGACATTACCAAGCTGAGAAGGCGGCTTTGATAAAGGAGTTCCGTACCTGGCAGATAGGTCAGGTCGAGTATCGTGTAGACGACGATATTCGTGACGTTTTACCAAAGAAGGATACTCATCCCGGTTTTGAGAAGATCATCACTGGTCTCGGAACTAAGGGAGATTATCTGCACGATGGTATCGTAGAAAAGTATTTGGAGCGTGAAGAGCACGCGAGACGTAATGGTAGTTTTAATAACATTATTCTCGTAGGAACAAGAACGCAAGCGAGCGGCGCATTTGATCATGACAACAATTACCTATTCACTGGCACCTATAAAGCTAAGAGTAGGCTTGTTAGCATGGTAAGGTTGTGGTTAATTTTAGCTGAATGTAAGTTTGCTAGACCTCTGCAATCTAAACTTGGGTATACATTGTGGTATGCTGGAGGAAAGGATGACGCAGCAATTATGTCACGTATTATTAGCATGAAGAGTAAGAGAAGGTACTCCTTAACCTTGGATTATTCACACTATGATCAATCAATTTCTGATTGGTTAATTAGGGATGCTTTTGATATAATGCGAGCGGCTTTTACTCGAATCGATTTTGATGAAGAGCTCTTCACTATAATCCGTGAGGATATGGTACGAAAGTACTTTATCGACGGAGAAGGACGTGTCCGAGAGTCAAGGAAAGGCGTTTGTTCTGGTAGTATGTTTACTCAACTCGTAGACAGTATAGTAAATAAACTAATGATTGGGACTTATATGAGATCGAAAGGTCTTGAACATGAGTGCCTAATCATG